GTCCTCATCTTGTGAAATACTTCTTTGTTGATTTGGGTCATCTTCCGCTGACATTATTGATATACTATTAATATCTAAATTTGGAATATACTTTTTTACTCCTTCTCTAATCTCTTCCTCAATTAAATTATATGTAATTGCGTCGTTTTGATCAAAAATATATTGATATAGTCTGGTTCCAAAATCAGGTAAATAATATCTACTACCTCTTCTTGTTAATAAAAGGTGTATTAGATTAGCTCTAACCTCTTTTTCGGGGATTTCTGTCATGTTCAGATAATCACCCTTGGGACTGTCTCTAAATGGATAATCGATACCGTATGTTACTGCCATATTCAATAAATATAAACAAACCCAAAATGGTTATGTATCCTCTTTTAATTTTGGGTTCCCTTTAATAATGTGAGGGGGATCATATGGACAATTTGAGCATTTGTTGGAACAACAATATCCTCGTTTTTGTAAAAACAAAGAAGTCAGGACCATAAGCCCCGACTTCTCATCTATGTAATAATCAACTCCTTCTTCTAATTTCATTAGATACTTGTTACGTCGCATTGAGCGCCACTGCAGGCTTGGGCTGCATAGTCAGAAATGCTCTTGTATTGTGGTTTATCCAAAATAGTACCAAAATCAACTTCTTTAAATTGACGAGTAATGGTTTCCCACTTATAGAATAAATGTACGTCTTTTAAACAATAAACCATTTTCTTCATATCACCTTTAAAGTAGTTCTTGGCAAATTTTTTCGCTCTTGATAACCAATATTCTTTTAATATTACCTGTTCTCTAGTTCCCGTTAATGGAATACTTCTATCTAATAATGTATCACAAGCTAACCATAGATTTTGATTGAAATAATGTAATCCATCAATAATTAATCCCGATGCTAACAATGATCCCTTACCATATGTTTCAATAACTTCATTTAAATTTAATACCGATGTGAAAGGTGCTTGATTGAAATCTTTATCTCCATAGTCTGACATGAAACTAACTGCAGTGAAGAAATCTCTTTGTTCCCAAATATAATCAACAATTGCATCTTTGTCATCAATAATAACTGTACAAGATGTATTGTGATTAACTGGCATGTAAGCACATAACTCAGGATTAGTTCCGGCGTTTACCCAATGTTGTTGGACTAATTTGATTAATTCAAGGTGTTTGATACCTTTCATATCCTTTTTGAATAAACCAACTTTTGGATTTTCAACAGGAACAAAAACTACATAATCTGATTTAGTTGATGACCATACACTTTCCTCTAATAAGAAAGACATATTTTCTTCTAACCATTTTGCTGTATTACTTTCTTTATTCAATTGCATTATACGGAAATACTTCTCAGAGTGTTCAGGGTGAATACCTGAGGCAGTTCCCAATACAACTGATGCATTACCTGATGGTTTAACACATGTAGTTCTAGCAGCTTGATTAATACCAATAACCGCCGCCAATTCTTTATTAGCGTCTTTTACAACTTGTGCACCTTCTTCTAATAATTCAGCATTAAATAATTTAGGATTGTTCATCCAACCTGTAATACTAACACCTAACAAAGCTTCTCTTTCAAATATTGCCTTACTTGTTTCACCTAAATAAGGGAAGTCAGTATAACCAGCTTGTAATGTACCTAAGAAAGATGCGTCTTTACAAGCCTTTAAAAACTTTTCTTTTGTTGTTGCCTTCTCAGCATTAATTTCAGTTAAGTTACAACCTTGGATACCAAATTTAGATTTGTTGTCTTTAACATATTGATCAACTTCATCATATTTGATTTTACCAAAATCAATTGTATCTAATACTGGTATTTTTAAAATTTCAAAACATGGATTAAACATATCAAACCAACTATTAGCAAATACAAAACCAATATCATTTGCACCGTCGTTTAACTGAACTAAGTAATTGAATTGTTCTTTTTTAACTTCATTTCTTAATAATAAAACTGAGTTATTACTACGACCTCTTTGTGGATTTTCCATTCTCCAATTACCAGTCTTAGCGTGGATCATCTCATCATCATTAGGGTCAACAATCATATTCAATGCAGAACGTCTAACACCACCTGATAATACTGCGTCGGCCGAATGACAAATAATATCAAACGCTAATATAGGACGAATTTTATTTCCTTCTGTTGCAATCCATTTTTCAATTAATTGTTCAATCTTTTCCAATGATTGTTTTAAACCATCAGGACCAGGTGCCTTGAAACCTCCACTGATAAACGCACCTTTCTCACGAATTAAAGAATAATCTAATTTAACTTCATATCCCGCATATTCAGGGAATGGTTGGTCGTCAACAAAGTAAGATGATAATAATACACCTAACGCGTTTGCCCAACCTTCAATTGAATCTTCAATGTAAAAAGTTTTCGTACCTAATGTTCTTTTTTGTATTCTACTTAAATTGTTTACAAAAGGAATTAATAATCCTCCTCCAAATCCACAACCAGATAATGCCAAATAGAAAATCTCTTGGAATACTCTGTTACGAGCAATGTGTCCTGATGTACAGTTAAACATTCTCGTATTATGTTTCATTATTTGTTCATGTCTGTATTGTAAGTTTCTTTGTGAAGCTAATACAGCTTGATCTTTCATGCTTTCAACCGCAGATTGTAAATACGGTTCAATATCATCCGCATATTGTACGTATTTTTTTCTGTGTCCATCAATTATGTTCTCACATGCGTCTTCCCATGTTTCGTACCTTTTTTCTTCTTCTTTCCATTTAAAATAGTCTGAGTGTAACTTCAAGTCACTCAGAAATTTTTTACCTTTCTGCATTTGTGTTCTCTTTATTTTTTGTGTTTATTAATTACTTACTTGCCACTTGTTGTCTCCTCTTAAACGCCTCTGCGGCTCTGTTAGCGTTTATTTGAACCTTTTGCTCTTCGTGTCCCAATAAAGTGTTTTGGGATTCTGTATCAATAAGAAGGAACTCATTATTGAATTTACAATTTTGAAAAACAACACCGTCTCTACCAATACGTGATTTTAATAACGTAAGTGTTGCTAAGTTATGATCTTTTTGTTCTAATGTTTTACCAATAGATAATATAACGTGAGCAATTTGTGCTTTTTTAATTGATCCACCCATTTGATCTCCAGTTACCACTTCACTTGAAATTGACTCACGGTTACCTTGTGTTGCTGTCCATATCGCCATTTCAAATTCTCCTGTCATTGATTCTAAACTTCTCATAATAGAACCCTCACCTTTCCATTCTTCGCCATTAGCCGATTTATCAGTTGAAATACAATCAACATAATCTATAACTAATAAGTCTACTTTTTTAGTTCCGTCAGAATTCATCTTTCTGATTTTATTTTTAATTTCTGAAACGGTAACATTATCACTTGCTAATTTTAATAACTTCAAACTACCTTTAGATTTAGCTTGAGCCTCTTCTACTTTAGCTTTAACTTCTTCTTTAAATTCAGGTTGTGAGTCAGGAGCAATTTCAGTCCAAATTGTATAATGTTTTCTTTTAATATTACCTGGATTGTCCTCAAAGAAAATTTGTACGACGTTATAACCTAAGTTATATGCGGTGTTAGCGAACTTGGTTAGTAAGGTAGTTTTACCAGTACCCGTAGGTGCTAATACAACCCCTAATTCTCCGATCCCTAACCCACCTTTAAGTAAGTTGTCAATTCCCACAATACCTGTCGGTAATGGGTGTCTAAAGTCCTTTTCTAACGCTCCATCGATATCGTGAAATACATCCGGTGCCTCATCATTTTAAATACCAACTTGTAGTGATTTTTGAATGATTTGTTCAATTTTATTATACGCCTCAAATTCACCACTCTCAATAATATTCTGTACACTTTTTAACTCTCTTTTCAAGTTTTGTTGTTTACAGAAATTAAGCGCTGTATCTTTAACATACTCAATTTGAGATTCATTGTTTTTAATTGCTTCTAATGTGTCTACGTGAATTTTAGAGGAATCTTTGTTACCACCTTCAGCCATGATTTTCTGTGCCAATGTATTATAATCAGGAATTTTATTGTAATTCTTATACAACTCTTTTGTATTTTCCATAATGAATCTAAAAGAGTTATTATCAAAAAATTTACTGTCTAATACATCAATAATTGTTTCTCCGTACTTCTTATCTTCAATGATCGCTTTAATAAGGGATTGTTGAAACGAAAATCCCAAATACCCAAAATTCCTTTCTTCCATAGTGTTTATTATATATTGTTTTTTCTTATAATTCGTGTCCTAAATAACTTGTCTCCAATTCTTCTGAAGACAAAATGTCTGTCAAATCTGACAAAATTCTCTTCAATCTTGGACGAATATCTACCGTGTATCTAGCCTTTGGATGGTAAAGATATGCGGGGAATTGTCTTTGAATAAATACATCCTCACCTAGCTTAATTTCTAATAAAAAATGTTCTTTTTCTAGTGTTGCCGACTCATCCACAACCTCTGTATTAAGGATATAGTTTTGATTCTCACATAGATAGTTGGAACTTTTTATTTTTAAATCTTCCATAAAATCTTCAGAAATATTTTTTATATAATAATGAAGGTCTAATGAACGTCTAGATTGGTCAACATGATCTCTGACGTTAAAAAATCTTTGACACACAATGTGTCCTTCTAAAGACAAAAGAAATTCAAATTTCGTGATGTTGTCTTGGTTTTGGTAATCTCTACTCATAGGGTCTTACTTTAATTGTTTTTGTTTTATTGTTATTTATGTTTTTTTCTTTTCTTGTTAATCTAAGAAAAGGGTTTAAAAAGTTTATCCAAGCATCTTCTGATTTTGGTAGGACAGTAAATAAACCGTCTTCTGTCATCATCTTCATTGCGTTTTTATATGATCTACCTTCTTGGTCTAATGACTCACTTATTAAAAGATCAATTATTTGTTTTGCATCATCTGTTAAGAAAGGAACATCTAAACTTACAATCCTATAATTTACGTCGAAGAATTCCTCACCGAGAACCCCGTGTTTTGTTACACCTGTCAATAGATTAGTAATTAACTTATTGTGTTTGTCTTGTTCAAATAATAGGTTACATCTTTCTTTAACCTCTTCAACCGTAATTGGTTGATTTCTTAGTTCAGGGATTAAAGACAATAATCTTTTAAGTCCCATTCCTCTTATTCCTGCAATGTTATCTGAAGAGTCACCACATATCATTTTAACTAAACGAACATTCTCGATTGGGATTTCTTCGTGATCGTAAATGATTATATCGTTCTGTGAATATAATTTCCTGTGTGAAGGATTGTAAACTTGTGTATTTTCTGAGACGAGTTGTATTAAATCCCCGTCGGATGAATAAATAATTTTTCTTTCGTCAGGTGAGTTTTGAGTATAATAAGCGATATTGTCATCAGTCTCACAATACTCAAATTCTCCTTGTCTGACATATAACTCCTCGAGATATTGTTTGATTCTATCTCTCTGATATAAATAAGATTGTAGATCTTCTTCTGTTCTAACTCTCTGTCTTCTGTTTTCCTTGTAATGTGCGTAAATCTTTCTTCTACTTTGTGACCCCTCAAGTCCATCCCAAAAAACAACAATCTTGTCTAATTGGTACTCCTCAAAAGATCTTCTTAGGGTGTTTAGAAAGTGGTAGATACCACCGATGTGATTCCCTTTGAAAAACACATTCTTCGCCCCGTAATAACCAATAGTTAATAGATTATCACCATCAACAAGTAAAACCGAC